ACACAGAATCTTGGCGGCAGGCACATCCTGAAAGGAGGCGGGTCCGCCACATGCGCGGCCAGCCATTTCGTTAGTACAGCGTGTTTGGCTCTGAGAGGCGGCTCCATCGGCTAACAGATTCAGATTGGCCCACGCCTTGATTTCCTGTAAGGATCCACTGAGATCAAAGGTCGCCACGCAATAACTCAGATTCTTGATACCGAGATCAAAAGCAGCAACCGTGTAAGTCATTGTCTGATGATATGTTACTCTTTTTAGACCATAGAATGAACTAAAAAGAGATTTGCGTCAAAAGGGAATCGAACCCTTGTCGAGACCTGAATTCAGATTGTGTTTTAACCAAATAAACTAACGGCAGAGTGCACCGTATGGGGTTCGATCCCATAACCAATCTGTGGAAGAGTCTCATTCTACCACTGAACTATTAACGCTCCGTAGTCCATACGAGTTTCGATCTCGTGGCCTCCACCTCACATGCATAACATACGTTATAAGAGTGGCTCTCTACCAGCTGAGATAATGGACTAGTTAGTCCGCAAGGACTTGGCCTGCCGGCCGGTAAAGTCTCAGGTGGGGGTCGATCCCACTATCTGTCGCTTAGAAGGCAACCGCGTTTCCACTTACGCCACTAAGACTCTACAGTATTCTAAATGTCAGACTCTTTAGATAGTAACTAACCTCCGTAAATATGCGTATACAATAGAAATGCCTCCCAAACGGCTGGTCGAATATTGGGAAAATGAACCGAACTGGGTCAAACGATTCATACAATCATCATTTGAGCTTAACGCAACCTTATGTGGTATTTCTGTTGTAAAAGATAGTATTTGGACAAAAACCGCGATCCAACAATTTTTGAAACATATGGATAAAATACGCGAGACAACTAAAAAACAAACAATTTTATATCGCGGATCTTACGTCATTTCTCCGACAATGCATCCGGCGTGTTTCAATATGGAGAATTGCCAATTTATGAGTTGTTCAAAATCACTTTCAATTGCTAAAGAATTCTCGGGCAAAAAAGGGTTCATTCATGTGTTTAGATGTGATAAAGGAGTAGGACTATATGATTTTGAAAATATATATGGAGATGAACCTGTAAAACGTGAAAAGGAAGTACTTATCTACCCCGGTTGTCATCTTACATATAGCAAGAAGGTGGGTAATAAGCTATACTGGGATGTTACAGCAGAAAAACTGATCTAAATACCTATATTTGGTTAGGAATTGTGGTTATAAATATACTATATTATAGTTGTATATATAAATGAATCTTATTTACATGTGCGTATTTTGTCAACATAGTTATATTAACTTATTGAAACTTCTTATAACTTCTATTTCAGTAAAAGGTAATATTAATAAAGAAACAACAGATATTCTTATCATAACATCACCATCATTTCAACCTCTCATACAACAGGAATTAGCGATGTGTGATTTGCCATTACATTATTATACTTTGGATATAGATACAATAATGGGTGCCTCGTGTAGTAAGTTGAAGATTTTTTCATATGACAGAATTAATAATTACAATAAAATACTTTATTTAGATACAGATGTATTAATAAATTCCGATATAAATATATTATTTAATACCGAAATATCTTCCACTAAGTTATACGCTCTAGAAGAAGGAAATATAGGGGGTAGTCACTGGGGACAACAATTCTTCGATTTTACAAAATTTAATACTAGTGATACAGCATTTTGTGCCGGTGTATTTTATTTTATGAATAGCCCCGCTTTAAAACAATTGTTTGAACATACTAATATTCATATTGCGACGTATCTAAGTTCGAATAAACCCATTCCATTATGTTTGGATCAACCCTTTCTTGTATACAATTCTTTTATTCAAGATAAATATGATAATCAATTTATGAAAACATATTTAGCAAACAACCCAAAAATAATAAATAATAAGATAATTTATCATTTCCCAGGTAGTCCAGGGCATTATTCAAGTAAATTTCATAAAATGACAAAGTTTTGGAATAGAATAGTGTCAGGAGAAATTGTGCCGAAAGAAAATACTAGACCGAGGGGCTTTCTATTTAATAAGGTATTTGCTAGACTCAATTAAATGATCACTATTTTAAATCGACCTTATAAACTGCCACCGCATTTCCTTACATATTTGTTGCCAAACCTGATCCTGCTGATAAAGCTTTTCCCGTGACTTCAACAGCTGAAAGCACGGCAGAAACTCATCCATTTCGAGGAGCTGACATAGCTTGTAAAGCACATATGGATATGACAAGAAATTCGACCTGTTCGCGGGACAATATTTGATAAATGCCGGCTGAATTTCTTTAAACATATGTTGCAGTTTCTCTTCCATTTCTTTCGACAACGTCAACATCGTCATCTGTTGCTGAATCCTATTCTTTATCTGTTGGACATGATCATACATTTTAGAAAACTTTAATTTCTGCAAAACTTCACGAATTTTATCTTTTTTTACTTTCTTCGGATCCGAAATACGCTCCTTACGGAGTTCCCGCATCACGGCTTCAATAATATCTTGTGGAATATCTGTATTCTCCTTTGCCTGAAACTGTGCAAGCCATTCATTAAAATGATTAATTTTCTTGTAAGCGAAATATGTAATCTCCCGCGGCGGATCCTTGTAACTCGGTTTCTCTGAATCAATTAAAATAAATTCTTCGTGTCCGCACCGTGGACATCCCAATAGTGCTTCGTTCTGATAGAACGTCATTTCTACGTCGCAGGTCGGACAAGTTCCCCATCCCGGTTCTATACCGGATCCCGGCATTATTCCACTTTTAATTGCGCCCGGTTCCACCACAGCTAGGTATCGTTCCATCATTTTATCGCGGTTCATTCCTTCAGAAGAATCGATATCACTGGCCTTTTTCGGCATTTTCTGTTCAGGAAGTGACGGCAGCGATTCATCGGTGGCCTCTGTGAAATAACTCAAAACCGAATTGGTCGGCATCCGCATCCTTGAAGCAGATGACGCAGGAGCAGAGCCCTTCGCTAATGTTTCGTGTGCGTCAAAATATTGAAACAACATATCGCCAACATTTAAGAAATAATCCAAGCGTTGATCATCAGCACATATACTTTTTATCTGTTGTCGCACGGCCTCTGCAGAATCACTAAGTTGCCGCCACTCATCGCTAAACATTGCGGATTCCGGTATACCCTCTATTTTTGCCTCAAGATCTACAAGTGTTGATTGTAAGTTTGCCAAATTCTGTTTGGATTCTGTAAATTCTTTCATTTTATTTTGATGGTGTGCTTCCAGCGTAGTTGGACGATTTGCGTGTTTATTCCGAGATTCAACGATAGTATCACTTATTAATACATCACGTATAGACATATGGCTTGGTTGTATGGCGTTTCAGACCTTTAGGTTCTTTAACGAAGACGGGGCCATTGTCCGGACAGCCGTTTTGGATTTAAATGATCATTTTGGGTGTTGGCCCGGTGGCCAAGGGCATTTGTATCACAGCCAGACAGCCTTACATAATGGAATGCGTAAGCTATTGGGTTCAAAAACTAAATAAATTCGCCGAACCCGTGTAGAGAATGACAGGTGGCGGATTAATGCAGCTTGTCGCGTATGGTGCGCAGGACGTATATCTAACAGCTAACCCGCAGGTAACGTTCTTCAAGCAGCTCTATCGTCGTCACTCAAACTTCGCAATGGAGTCTATTGAGCAGTCGTTCAACGGTGTGGCCAACTTTCAACGGCGTGTCCAGTGTACAATCAGTCGTAACGGCGACTTGATTCATCGGATGTATCTCCAGGTTACCTTGCCGGCCGTCGATCTCAATGATCCTTCGGTGAGTGATTCATCGGGTGACCAATTCCGTTGGCTAAACTGGGTTGGACATAACTTGATCCAGAGTGTTTATATCGAGATTGGTGGTCAGCAGATTGACAAACACTACGGTGACTGGCTCCATATTTGGAACGAGCTCACACGCACAGCGGGTAAACAGGCCGGATATGCCGAGATGGTTGGAAATGTGCCGCAACTCACGAACATAATCAGCAAGGTCGGTACGGATGGCGGATGTACGAATCAGTGTATAGGCGGTGATCCACATTCTAGCTCAGAAACGCGCAGCTGCTGTCCTGAGTACACTCTGTATATTCCTTTCCAGTTCTGGTTCAATCGGCACGCGGGTCTTGCACTTCCGCTAATTGCGCTCCAGTACCACGAAGTTCGTGTGACGATCGATATCCAGCCGCTCCAGTACCTCATTTGGACGAACAATCCTGTGATTCTTGATGCCGTGAATGCGTTGGGTCTCGTCGCCGCGTCGATCTATGTTGATTATATCTATCTGGATACGGATGAACGCCGTCGTTTTGCCCAGGTGGCGCACGAATATTTGATTGAACAGCTCCAGTTCACGGGTAACGAATCTATCACATCGGCATCGAACAAAGTCAAGATGTCGTTCAATCATCCGTGTAAGGAGGTGGTATGGGTTGTGCAGCGTGATGCGTACATTGCCTGCGATTCCAGTGTAGATCCTTGGAAGGGACAGCAGCCGTTTAATTATACGGATTACTGGGATCGCGCGGCGCTAGAGTCTGGTTATTCAGTTTCGACAGTGGAGGGTATGGCGGGCGGAAATCCGACGGCGGTGGCGAACATCCAGCTCAATGGTCAGGACCGTTTTTCGGAGCGTGAGGGTCCGTATTTCAATCTAGTCCAGCCGTTCCAGCATCATACGAACATACCGGCGGTGGGCATCAACGTGTATTCTTTCGCGCTGAATCCTGAAGAGCATCAGCCGAGCGGCACGTGTAATTTTTCGCGCATAGACAATGCCACCCTCAATGTCACGGTAACGAACAATACGGTCGGAAATGGATCGACGGCCAAGTTGCGAATCTATGCTACGAACTACAATGTATTGCGCATTATGGCAGGTATGGGCGGGTTAGCTTACAGTAACTGAGCGTCAGCGATGTTAACTATAAGCGGTCGTTTGCGAAGAAACTAGCTTACAGCAACTAAAGGAGCGATAGCGCAATTGCGATAATGAATATTTCGAAGAAATATGAGTTACAATAACTGATCTCCGTGACGGTTTACAGTATATTTCTACGATTCAGTGATTGAAAATTATATCGTAACCCCATATTGAAGGTAATCTAAAGAACTGGTAAACTATCCTCTAGACATCTGATTTTGATCCCCGGGATTCAGCTCCCGGAGCCAAAATAAATTAGATGTGTAGATTATAAGCAATGACATC